TACCGTTAAGAGGTATACCGTATTATAACGGTATACCGTAAAAGGGAAGGATGTAAAGAGAAAAATGGCGAAAAGAAAATCAGGTGCATTAAAGACTGCAAAGTTTCCCCCACCCAGTCCCTTTAGGAAGAATGAAAACATTGACAAAGCTAATGTTGCTTTTGGTGATCTGGAGTTTGAGGCAGAACTACAAGAGTATGTGAAAGACAGTCCAATGGCACTACTTGCTTTACAGGACATAAACAAACGAGGTGGCATAAGTAAATTTATCAAAGCATTGCAGAAAGGTGATGAGGATTATAGAACAACTGTAAGAGGTTCGTTCAATCCAAGAAAAGAACAGATAGAATATAATGCCACAGATGTATTAGATATGGTAAGAGAGTTTCAAAATAAAAGACAGCCTCATCCATTATATGGAAAGTATTACCCTACTAAAGCAGCAAACCTTGTTCAAGGTTCTATGCCCTCCATAGCACATGAGTTGTTTCATTATGGAATGAATCTTTTAAGGAAGCAGGGTTATGATGTTACTAAAGATGTACATGGCACAGAAGAAGATGCGGTGGATTTTTTAGAAAAATATCAAGCAAGAAGGATGGGTATAAAAGAAGAAGATTTTGACAAAGCAGCAAGAGATACAGAAATTAATCTGAAAACCATCGATCCTCAAGATTTCTTAACCTCAGTAAAAGCAAATAAAAATCTTGATCAATTTGAAAGCATGGCACTTTCTGAACTTGAGAAGAGAAACTATGCCAGAACAAAAAAACCATTAAAAGACACAAGAGAAAAATCATTTCTTGAAAAATTAGCAGTTTTAAATCCTTTTAGAGAAAAACCAAGACCAATGTACAGAGAAGGGGGCATTGTTAATATGCTAAAGAAAAGTAAATGAGTGAGTACAAAAAGTATCATTCATCTAAAAAGATGAAGCAGGAACGAGCCTTGAGAAATAAAAACAGAAGGGCAGCCCTGAAGAAGGGAACCGTAAAGAAGGGTGACAAAAAACATATCGATCATCGTGATGGAAACCCAAGAAACAACAAGAAGACAAACCTAAGAGTTGTATCTGCTAGGCGAAACAGAAAGAAACAATGAACCTAGAGCTAAAAGATATCAAAGGTAAGCTATCCACCCTACCCACGGATCAGCAAAAGGAACTCTTAAAACTTTTAGAATCATACGAAGAAGCCAAAAATAAAGAAGACTCAAAAACAGACTTCTTAACATTTGTTAAAATGATGTGGTCATCCTTTATAGGAGGACCCCACCATCAGGTTATGGCTGAAGCATTTGAGAAAGTTGCTCGTGGTGAACTAAAAAGATTAATAATAAATATGCCACCCCGTCATACTAAGTCAGAATTTGCATCGTATCTTTTCCCTGCATGGTTTTTGGGGCAGTACCCAGATAAGAAGGTGATCCAAACAGCCCACACAGCAGAGTTGGCAGTTGGCTTTGGTAGAAAGGTGCGTAACCTTATACAGTCAGAAGACTATCAAAAGGTTTTCCAAGGCATAGAACTCTCAACAGACAGTAAAGCAGCAGGTAGATGGAACACAAACAAGCGTGGTGACTACTTCGCTATTGGTGTTGGTGGTGCTGTAACAGGTAAAGGTGCGGATATTCTTATAATTGATGACCCACATTCGGAACAGGAGGCTCAATTAGGGCAGTACAACCCCGATGTATACGACAAAGTATACGAATGGTTCACATCAGGTCCTCGTCAGCGTCTACAGCCTGGAGGTGCGATCATACTTGTGATGACTAGATGGTCGAAACGTGACCTAACAGGTCAGTTACTGAAGGTTATGCAGGAAAGAGAGGGTGCAGATGAGTGGGAACTAATACAATTACCTGCGATTATGCCTTCTGGTAACCCTTTATGGGGTGAATTTTGGAGTTTACCCGAACTAGACAGCCTAAAAGCGGAACTTCCTGTATCAAAATGGAACGCACAGTACCAACAAGACCCCACATCGGAAGAAGGAGCGTTAATTAAGCGTGAATGGTGGAACGAATGGGACGAATCAGAGCTGCCACCATGCGAATGCATCATTCAGTCATGGGATACAGCGTTTTTAAAGACAGAACGGAGCGATTATAGTGCCTGCACCACATGGGGAGTGTTCTATCACCATCAAGATGTAGATCAAAGCCGCCCTCACCTGATTCTTTTAGATGCATTCAAGGAAAAACTAGAGTTTCCAGAGCTAAAACGTGCTGCCTACGATAAATACTGGGAGTTTGAACCAGATCAGATGATAGTAGAAGCAAAAGCCTCTGGTGCTCCTTTGGTATTTGAGCTTCGGCAGATGGGAATACCCGTTACAGACTTCACACCCACTAGGGGAAACGATAAAATTGCTAGGGTCAACGCAGTTACAGACTTGTTTTCTAGTGGCAGTATATGGTACTATCCATCAAGGTGGGCAGATGAGGTTATTGAAGAATGTGCCTCTTTTCCCACAGGTGAGAATGACGACCTTGTAGATAGTACGACACAAGCCCTGCTAAGATTTCGTCAAGGGGGTTGGGTTAGAGCAGAAAAAGATGATTGGGATGACGAACCAAAATACAAAAGACCAGTGGAGTATTATTGATGGCTGAAAAAAATATAAGAAAAAAAATACTTAAACTTAGAGATACGGTTAAGAGTTCAACCAGTCCAATAACAAAATCTAAAGCAGATAAACAACTATCGAGAGCAACAAAAAAGTTAGACAAAAGAATGAATGTCGGTTTGTTTGGTCTAGGAACTAGAGAAAGAATTAAAAAAAATAGAGAAGAGTTTTTAAGAGGTGAAAGCCCAAAAAACATTTCTGATCGTATGTTCAAAAGAGGAAAGAAAAAACCTATAAAGCCTGGATTTGTTGGTAGAAAATCAGAAGAAATGAGAAGGGCTGTTCAAAAACAAAGAAGAATGAGTAAAATGCGTGGTGGTGGTATAGCCAGATCAGGTTCAGCAAGTTTATCAGGATATAAAGTGAGATGACAATATCTAGAGCCAGTATGAAATCACAACTGGTTAGAGGTAAGAAGAAGTTTGTAAAACCTAAGAAGAAAAAGTATAAGAAAAAAAATAATAGACTCAAATAGTAACATGGTATTAATCTAAACAAAACTACAGGGGTACATTTCTATGACAGAGGCAGAAAAAAGAAGAAAAGAAATTCGTGAGGCTTTAGCTAGGTCTAAAAAAACTGGAGGCACAGGTTTCACTAAGAAAGAAAGACCAGGTCTAGGTATGATCGTAGGCAATCAAGTAACGACAGATGCTAGTGGAAACGTAAAAATAAAAAGACCTGCACAGGCTAAAAAAGAGGCAGCAAAAAAACCTAGCAGTGTACCAAACCTAAGAAAAGATAGAAATAACCTAAACGTAAACACGCCTACTTTGGGTGCAACGACTAATAAAAAAAGCAAGGCTCCAGATCAAGTTAAGAATAAACCCCCTAAGAAAACAGACCCACTTGCAGGTAAGCCAAGAAGCATAGCGGCTGCTAAAAGAGCAGGTCAGTTATATTTCTTTGATAAAAATGGTGTTAAAAAACTAGCTGTTACCAAGTCTGATTTAGACAAAACAGGGTTAACTCTAAAGCAGTATGCAAATAAATTTGCCCCTAAAAAAGTAACGAAGAAAGAAGCAGAAAAATTTAAAATCAGAAAAGCTGGAGGCGGAATGATGAAGAAAAAAGGTTACGCAGGTGGCGGAAAAATGAAGAAGAAAGGCATGGCAGCAGGTGGCAAAATGAAGAAGAAGATGACTGCCAAGGGTGGCGGTATGATGAAAAAGAAGATGATGGCTATGGGTGGTGCTATGAAGAAAAAGGGCTACGCTGTAGGAGGTGCTATGAAGAAGAAAGGCATGAAGAAGGGCGGTAAGACCATGAAGATGAGAGGCGGAGGTCTAGCCACTAGAGGCACAAACTTCTCTATTAAATAATGGTAGTAGATAAAAACCTAGAACCCTTTGAGGTAGAAGAAGGGGGAAACCCTGAAGAGTCTGAACTAAAAGTTGAGATAGTCAATCCAGACGCTGTGTCTATTGGCACAGATGATGGTGGCATGGTCATAGACTTTGAGGGAAGTGCCACAGAGGAACTGGTAGGACCAGACCATAATTCAAACCTAGCTGAGTTCATAGAGGACAGTGATCTAGAAGAGATGGCATCTGAGCTTGTAGAGGACTTTGATTCAGATAGAACGTCTAGAAAAGAATGGTCGAGATCATACGTTAAGGGTCTTGATCTTCTTGGTATGAAGATAGAAGAAAGAACCCAACCTTGGGAGGGTGCTTCAGGAGTGTTTCACCCTTTACTATCAGAAGCTATTGTTAGGTTCCAAGCACAGGCTATGGGAGAGATATTTCCAGCAGCAGGACCTGTAAGAACAAAGGTTGTAGGAAAACAAACAAAAGAAAAGAACGAGCAGTCAAAGCGTGT